TCAGATGGTCAGAGCGCTGGGTCGTGGTCCCAGGCGTCACGGGTTCGAATCCCGTCGTTCACCCTCATGGTTGGTTAGCTCAGTCCGGTAGAGCGCCGTTACCTGAACCGGAGGTCTAGTAGACTGGATGGATGCCGGATACTAACGGAGTGGGTGCGGTAGCAGAAGGTGCAGTGCTGGCCGCGCTGCTCGCAACAGGGAAGACGGTGCTGGTGCCCTTCGGCTCTCAGTCCTATGATCTGGTCTTTGAGGAAGCAGGCCAGTTCCATCGGGTCCAGGTCAAGAACGGGCGCGAGTACCGCGGCGTGCTGAACTTCTCCGCGCACAGGCGGACCGGGGCAGCAAGGCGTGTCAGCAAGTCCTACGGGGATTCGATCGACTACTTCGGCGTCTACCTGTCTTCGCGGCACGCCTGCTATCTGATCCCCGTCGTTGATGTGGGGGCCGCTAAGGCGGCTCAGGGCTGGTTCCGGCTGGACCCGCCCAGGAACAACCAGGACAAGCATGTCAGGCTTGCCCAGCAGTACTTGATCGAGGTTGGTTAGCTCAGCCAGGTAGAGCGGCGGGTCCACACCCCGCGCCTGCGGGGGTTCAAATCCCTCACCGACCACGACGGCTCTGGCTTCGTAGCCGAACGACCTCGCGGTTCCTGCCGGCAGGAACGCGCCAGGGTACCCACGAAGCGCCTGGGCGTGTGGCTGAGTCTGGACGAAGGCGCCTGACTGTAAATCAGGTATCCCACACGGTGGTTCGAATCCATCCGCGCCCACTTTGCGCCCGTAGCTCAGCGGATAGAGCACCACCCTCCGGAGGTGGGTGTCGTGGGTTCGAATCCCTCCGAGCGCACCACGGCGGTATGGCCGAGTCTGGTTCAGGCAGGCGCCTGCAAAGCGCCGTACCGGGGTTCAATTCCCCGTTCCGCCTCCACGAGCCCGTAGCTCAGCGGATAGAGCCGCCGCCCCCTAAGCGGTGTGTCGCGCGTTCGAATCGCGCCGGGCCCGCTCTTGCTCCCCGTAAGGCTCCTTGCTAGCCTCAAGTCCAGTCACTCAGTGCCAGCTAGGGGTTACGAGAGGTCACCATGACGGACAGCTTTGTCCTGGACCGGCGCAGGTTCCTGGCCACCTTGGGGGCTGCCGGCGCAGTCGCCGCCGGCCTGGCCGTCGCTGGTGAGCGCCCCGCCCAGGCCGCATCGGTCCAGCCGAACTGGGGCTGGTGCAGCCTGTGCTCCGAGATTTTCTACGGCGGCTCGCCTTTCCAGGGCCGGGGCATCTGCCCGAGACAGCCGGGGGACGGGCATGCCAGGCCCAGCTGGAACTACAGCCAGGTCTACAACCAGGGCACGACGGGCGGCCTGCCCGGGACGCCGGGCTACCAGTCCGGCTGGCGCTGGTGCCAGTACTGCTACGCGCTGTACTGGCCCGGGTCGAACTCGAACGGCGACTGCCCGTCCGCGGAGGGGGAGCACAATCCCGGGGGCTCGTACAACTACGCGATGCCGGTCGGCCTGTCCGGAGGCAGCTACCAGGGCGGATGGAACTACTGCAAAGCCTGCTCGACCCTCTACCACTCCAACTCCGGGTGGGGCGTGGACGACGGCTTCTGCTGGGTTAACTACAACAGGTTCGGCGGCAAGAACACGCATACCCACGGAGGGTCGTGGCCGTACGTGCTGATCGTCAACTCGACTTGACGGGGCGCTGTGATGCTCACTGCTGTGGTAGTTTCTGCGGACTGCTCCCCGCCGTCCTCCGGGACTGGCGGGGCTTTATTGGCTCGGGGAGTCGCACTTTCGCGTGTCGGCCGGAACCAGTTAGTGAAGGGCTCCGGACCAGGGTTGCGCGGACCTCGGGAGAAGCAACGCAGGGGCACGCTCCAGGTGCAGGCGAATCCCCCGGAGCCCTTCCGATAGCCTGGTCATGGCTACGCTGACTGGATTCTGGCACGGGTTCCTCGCCGAGATGGGCAACAAGCCCGGGGCACAGCAGGGTGATGTCACCGTTCACCTCGTCAGCCCGGTCGGAGGCACGAGCACCATCACCGGGCCGAGCGGCGCGCTGACACTGGCTGCCGAGGCAGGGCAGTTCATCGGCGCGATGTTCCTGATCGACGGCCGCCGCCAGTTCATCCCGGCCACCAACATCGCGGGCATTGTCGACTCCGAGACCAAGGACGAGCCGGACGCGAAGGCAGAACACCGGCGCCGCAGCACCTGATGCCGTAGCCTGACCCTCGTGCCCCCGGCACCCGCAAGGCCGGGGGCGCTGTGCTGCCCTGCAGTCCGATTCTGCGTGAGTGACCACTCCAGGCAGCGGCCAGGGCTCGACCAGCCCGGTGGTATCCCCGCCGGGTGGCATGGGCGTAACCACCCAGGGCTTCGGCCAGGAAGGTTACGTCCTCGCCGACGAGCAGGCTCTCGTCAAGCCGCCACCGGAGGCTGCGAACTTCGCGGTCGGCGTCCCGTACTTCCTGCCGTTCTCCACGCCCTACCGGGACAGCTGGGAAGTATTTAGAGACGATCCAGTAAGCATTCGTCAGCTCATCACCATGCGGCGCCGTGACGGCCAGGCCCGCGCGCTGTACCGGCTGCTGACCAAGCCGCTGCTGGCCGCGATGAAGAACGCCGACGTGGTGCCGGCCGACGGTGTGGAGGGCGGTGTCGAGGAGGCGCAGTTCTGCAAGGACCTGCTGTTCGCGCCTAAGGCCCAGGGCGGCATGACGCACAGCTTCGACCGGTTCGTCAAGCAGATGCTGCTGGCCCTGTTCAATGGGTTCAGCGCCTGGGAGATGGTCTACTGGCAGCCGAAGACCGGCCCGAACAAGGGCAAGTGGACGCTGCGCAAGCTGGACTGGCGGCCGAGCGAGACCCTCACGTTCCTGCTGGACGGCCAGGGCGAGTTCAACGGGTTCCGGCAGCGCACGTTCTTCCAGGGCCGCACGATCGACGTCAAGATCCCGAAGGAGACCGCGGTCTACTACGCCCACGAGGAGGCGGAGCGGCCGTTCTACGGCGTTTCCATGTTCGAGTCGGCCTTTTATCACTACGACAAGAAGGAAAAGCTGTACTACATCGGGCACCTAGCTGCGCAAAGGGCAGCGGTGGGCCTGCGAGTCGGCACCATGGTCCCGAACGCCCCGGCCGAGGACAAGAACAACTTCGTCCGGGCGCTGGCGCAGCTCGGGCTGGCGCAGTACATCGCGCTGCCGACCGCCGACTGGACCGTGCAGACCCTGAACGAGTCGGCTGCCCGGTTCGACTTCCTCGGGCTCATCAACCATCACAACAGCCAGATGTCCAAGTCGGTGCTCGCGCAGTGGTTCGACAACGAGCAGGGCGGCGGCCAGGGCGACTCCACGCTGGTTGACTTCGGCAAGCAGGATGACGTCACCTACTTCATGATGCTTGAGGGCATCCTGGAGGAGATGGCCCAGATCATCACCGACTACATCTTCCCGCGGTTCGTGGACTGGAACTTCGGCTCCGGCAAGTACCCGAAGTTCAAGTGGGGGCCGCTGACGGAGGAGGCCAAGGCTGCCATCCAGGACACGTTCGACAAGCTCGCCACGGCCGGCCAGCAGGCCAACGTCACGCCGGAGTTCATGCTGGACCTGGAGAGCCGGCTCGCCGAGGACTTCGGGTTCGACATCGACTACGACAAGATCAAGAGGGACCGGGAAAAGCAGCAGCGGATGATGCAGCAGCAGATGATGCAGGGCCCGCCCGGCCAGCAGCAGCCCCCGCAGGGCGCCGGCCAGCAGGGCGCCGGGCCGCCCGCGCCGTTCCCGCCGCCCGGCTTCCAGCCCCCGCAGCAGTTCGGCGGCGGCACGTCGGCGGCCCCGGGCGGCCCCGGGCTCGGCGGCGGGAGTAGCGGCGGCCCGCCGCAGCTGCAGGGGCGCGGCTCGTGAGCGCGCAGGACGCGCTGGCCGCGTTCGCCCGTGACCTGGTGGAGGAAATCGCCGCTGGCCGGGCCCTGGAGCTGGCAGCTACCATGGAGCTAACGGCAAGGGCCAGTGCAGGTGACTCTGCCGGGTCTGGTGGTAGTGGGCAGCGGCAGCCGCCCTCGGTGTTCCGCCGCGGTGCGGCTGCCGTGCACCCTCAGCTCGGCCAGCATCTCATCCGGATGCCCGGCGACACGATCTCCTGCCACGCGTACAAGCACCTGGGCGGAGTTCAGGCGCCCGCGCCGCTGCCCTAGCGTCCGATAGCCCGTCGGTGGGCTCGAACATCACGCAGGAAGCGCCCGGCGACAGCCTGGAGATCCTCCGGGACCTGCTGGACCGGCTGACTTACCGCGCGGGCTGGAA